TCAAAGTCCTGGAATAGCCCCTGCGAGCGGTAGAGAAGCACTTTGCTCCTCCACAGCGGTCATATAGACCGCCTACGCCCCCCTAAAAGGGGCGCACCTTCCGAAGCTTCATGTAGACGGCTTCGGGACGTCCAGCACGCTCAAGATGCTGCCGGTCAGCGAAAGGTTCGTCGCTTTCCTTAGACAACACCTTTTGCAAGGCACCGATATCGGAGATTTTACTCTCACGAATTCGGTTGCTGACTACCCAACCCTTGACTAAAGGGTAGTGTAGCGTTGGGTGGGTCCATTCGGATTGGTATCCGAGAAAACTCCACCTACCGAGCAGGCGAGACCTAGAGTGAACATCCTCCTCAGGAGTCCACTCTTGCACCTCGATCGATGGATAGTGCCCCTTCAATAAGGGCTCTATCTTCGTGTCAAGGTACGACGCCGTTCGCCAAAGTCCGGCCGCGTAAAAGCGGTTGCGGAGATTGACGAACGACTCGACCTCAGGAACGTGCTTCAGTGAGGTAGGGAAGGTGAGACGACCATTTGCATGGCGTACCACCTTGCGGACTTTCACGACAGAAACGTCGTGGCCCGCATAGTACTCCTTACCGCAAGACTCCCTGAACTTACCAGTCCAGAAACTCTTGCCTCTGTTCACCTTCATTCCGAAGAATTCGAGTGCAGAGATCACTGAGGGTGCGAGGTGTGCAGGGACGATGATATCGTCCCCATACACCCTCACCTGGCCCCGATAGGAGAGAACCTCCTCACGGGTTAGACGAGTTCCCTTGCCCCACTCAATCCCTACGAAGACGATAGTCAAAAAGACCATCGCCTCCACGGGAAAAGTGAGGGCAGAGCCCATCGACGCGTACTTGGACAGGCTGATTACGCCGTGCCCTTGTACCTCTGCTCTCGTTGATCGCGTAACGGAAAACGCCTCTTGAACGAGGGGCCACCGCCAAGCGAGAGAATCAACGAGAAGCACAGAGACGCGGTCAGAGGCTTCACTCAGATCGAGTGTAGCCAAGGATCCAGTCACGGATCCCTCTCTAGCCATTTCCCTGTTGGGATTCTGGTCAGAGAAACCTACGAAATCACCGGCTTGGATATGGTTGTCCAATTCGATGGCTCGTACGAGAGCTCGCGAAATCCCCTGCTGCATGTATTGCATGCAAGTAGGTTCAATCGCGATAATTCTCGGCGTCTTCGCAGTCTTAGGAACAGCGATAACCCTTACGGGTCGCTCTTCCTCGGGCTCCAACAACGTCACGCGCCGGTAGCGGTCTTCTATATACCGCCCGTTCGGGACACAGTACTCCCCATAAGGGAATACTTGTTCCAAACGCTTGGGCCACTCCACCAGATCAAACTTCTCGTTTCCGAGAAGCCGATCGGCGGTGGCACCAGGACCGTGCTTGGGTCGAAGTGCATCAGAGAGGGTCTGGCTATTGTAAAGGCCAGTCTTCTCGCCCCACAGCATTTCGCTGAGGGAGCCAAACACATCTCGCCAAAGGAGATTGCTGACTCGTTGATAAGAGTCAAGCAGAGAGTTGTTACTCTCGAGGTGATCCTTCTCAAGGAACTCCATCTTCTCCTGGACGTCGTTCTCAACTTCAACAAAGCCGCGCATCGCGGCTGCTTCCCTCTTTGCAGAGGTCGGCAACTCCAACTTCGAGTACAGCAGCGAGAGCTGCCGCACTGCGTGGATGGAATCGATGCTAGGCTCGGGAAGAAGAAAACCCGTGCCGCGATCAAAGATCAGGTCCAAGAAACCACCCAAGAAAACGGGAGTTTCTCCACGTCGCCGGTAACCGGCGAAGTGGCCTGGGAGTACTTCCTCGACCGCTAGGGACCTTTCCAGGTCCTTTGCGAATTGAGGGAGTCCGATGGTCATGTATGACCACCCTTGATCCTTGATCCGCCTGCTGACAGCACTAACGTCAGCAGAGGTGCTCACACCACACTGCTCGCCAAGTTCTTTGGCAAGCTCTGTCCAGAGCATCATCAGGCTTTTCACTCACGGCCTCCTTAATAGAGGTTCATGGGATCCATTAGCCTTGTTCGTCAACTAGAATCTAGTTGACCACCTTGGACACCTGTGCTTCACAGCAAGGGCGTTCCTCAGAGAATCGTAGTTGTCGTAGACCACGTCAAGTCCTAGACCGATGATGAACCCCAAAAGGGCCATCGCGGCAAAGACCATGGCGGCCGAGACAACGAACGATCCAAGGCCACGCAGCGATGAGAGCTTGTCAGCTCTCACCCGCAATGACCTTCGTCAGGTTGGCGTCAGTGGCCCACCCGATCAGCCCCTTCGCGAGAAGGAGCAGATCGTTGTTGGTGAACTGACCGGCGTCGGGCTCGTCGATGACGAGCGTGATGGCTGAACCCGCGAGACGCGAGTTGCCAGCCACGAACGGATCAGCAGCGATCTTGTTCTGATCGAGCTTGACTGCATGACGCAGTCGTCCGTTCTTGGTAGCCTGATGAGACACCTTCAGGACCAGAGTACCGTCCTCCTTGGTATAGGAGGCGGACTGGCCTTCCTGCTCAGTACGCGGAAGCGACTGAGCAACGGAATTGATGGTGACCGACTGAGGGTCTGTGAACAAGGCAATGCTCCTAGAAATGGGAGTGAACGGCAGGTTACCGTCCACTCGAGGTGACCAACTACGGTTGCAGCTGGCAACTGCTGGATTTCTGACCAGCAGCTCCTCGGGTCGATTCACATCGATCCGGGGTTAGCCCCCTTGGTTAATCCCAAGGCAGCCAGGATTGCGAGTTGACGTCCATTAAGGGCGCCAATTTCCAATCCGAAGTGGAAAGGATTGACCTTCCTTCTCTTCTTCGAGTCAATAGTAAAACTGACCGAAGCAGTGAAGGAACGGGAACCATTGAGCGGTGTGCTCACTAGCTCCTGAGTGAAGGTCCGTGTCACGGTTTGATGTTCCATGACATAGGCCCACTTAGTCAGGAAGGGGTCCTCGAGATACAGGCTGATGTTGTCATACACATCGCCTGCATTGGTAAACCAATCGAGGAGCCAACTCCACGCAGTGAGGTTGTACACAGCAGAGGGACTGGGTTTCCACCCATATAGATAGTTGGCTCTTTCGAGCCAGCCATCCAACCCTGAAAGGGATTCCTCTGCTACGTAGTACAAGAATGCCGCCGAAACCCATCTCTTGGTAGTGATGGTTTCCGTCAACACAATTGGTCCTACACTGCTCCAGTAACGAGTGGACGTCCCGATTGGGGCGTTCAACGTGGAAGCCTCTTTGTAGAGACTAGTCGTTGTTGTCGTCACCGGATCCATGACCATCCGCCGTCTAACTAGGCGTCCCGAGTCTCTCAGATACTGTTTCCAAAGCTTGTCAGCTTGGGAGACGGTGTTCAAGATACTCTTGACATCGGAGATGGTAGGTGCGACCCCGAATTGATAATTCAGGAATTCGCCGCCAACCTTCTCAAGAATCATCTTCCCATCCCTAAATGCAAAGGATAGGAAGGGTAACGACGGAATACCGTCGTTCTTGAGTTCTCCGAGGGACGTGTAGACGCTGTTGTGAGGAGCTGTCGGAGCAAGGTCCGGAAGGACCGCTGCTCCCAGTGTCTCCAATTCCTCGTCCGTGTTTTGCACGGGCGGCCACATGTCAGGCGACCAAGTGCTTCCGGTATCAAAACCGGAAACATTGGTGCTTGGCAGTAGCGGGTACCGATCCCGAACATCCTGTTGGATATTGGATGTTCCGGGGTACCTGGGAATGAGGGGCCCCGCGAAGTTGTAAAGGTAACCGTCCTTGTAAGGACTTGCCTTCAACTTCACGATGTCAGGCGTGAGCAATTCGCTCTTCGTCTTCAGGGAAGTAAATTCTCCCCCGACCTCCACACCAGTGGTAATTCTACGTGCCCGGGCGTTTTCACGCACCAGGCGGCGGTAGGCATACCAGGGATGCTCTTCATCAGTCGTAGTTTCACGATTGACGAAGAATACGTGTTGAGTTGTCGATGATCCGCTGTAAAGCGTTTCACTGACATTGAATAACTCGCAATCAAAAATGCGAGTTCTCTCACGTATCATGGTTGTTCCTCTCCACTGTAGTGCCGACTGGCCTGACTTGCACAGGCTGCACACATCATGTGTGTGACCTTCCTCCTCACGTTAGAGTGTGGAAGGTTACGTGCATGGCAGCCGACAGAGGCAAATGCCAGAACACGAGGACAAGGGGAATTATCCTCTAGGGTCAAAGACCCCGTCCTGAGCAGATTGGTGCAAAGCACCAGG